TTATGAACATAAAGTTTTTAGAATTAACCCAGCACCCGAATCAGGCTTTGGAGTATACGTTTTATTATTCATTTTACTATTTTGGAAAACTACTTCTTCATTTGCGCGAATAATTAATTCTTTATTTTTAAGAGTTTTATTTGAACAATCTACTTCAACGTTCATAGTCGAGTTTATCAAATCATTATCTTCATTTTTTATCACCCTAGTCCATGCCAATTTTTTTTGACTAGATATAGATTTAACTGAGTCTATATCTACTTGTACTGAACTCCCCTCTTTATTCTCAACCTCTATCCAGTTAGCTCCAAAACAAAAATTTGAAATCAATAAACCAGAAATTAAAATTATTCTTTTCATGGGATGCCCCTAAATTAATGAGATTAAGATACTAATAATAGAGTCAAAAAGAAACCTCATGAGGGAGGTTTGGCTATACATTTAATTGTGATTTTTCAAACTGTGTATATTGTACTAAGCGATCATATCTAGTAACTATCTTAATCTAAAACAAATACTTCCAATGATTCTACATATGGTAAAATGATATAGTCATGAACTAAAAAATGTTCTTTCAACTGTGTACTCATAGTTTGATTAAAACTATAAATTTTATCCAACTCTTTAAATAGTTCATCTAAACTACTTGCTGTAAACTTTGGTGTTTTAATAAAGAATAATAAACTTGCACCTAACCCAATGTACTCTAAGCCAAAATTTTTATCTAAAAATTGAATTAAGCTAAAAGACTCAAATGGATTGAGATCGCAACTAAAATAGCCATTTAGCTGTGCTGCAAACTTTTGAGTTTCAGTTGTATTCCTTAATACTTTTACCTCAACGCATTCATCCAAAATTTTCTCAGGATGCATATTAATCTGCATTAAAGTAGAGAGATCTTGATGGCTATAAATGAATTTTCCATGCAAGTCACGAATACTTACATGACTCTCTGGCTTTAAGAGTTGTTCAATATGATACTGAACTTCAAAAGGTAAAGCATTCTCATAACTGGCATCCTCGTTTTCACCCTCTTCAATATATTCTGATACATCAAAGTAAAGCCCATCACCCATAGAAGCATGCATCGAAGTATAATTACATTGTCCAATATCTTCTAACAGCAATAAAACTTTTTTGGGAGCAATTTTCTCTTTTAGTTCTACATACAGATTCAGGACTTCTTCCCAAGATTTAATATCACAAATTTTTGCAAAGCAAATCAACTCTTGAGCCTCATCTGTTAAATGAGCATTTTTTTTGTTTTCGATGTGAAGTCTTGTCATACTGATTTCTTAAACGTTGTTCTCATTGAAAGAATTATGTCATAAAAAACTTTCATCTTATTTAATTTAGCCTATTTTTCCCAATGTCCTCAACTTCAAATATACACCCTCTATTGTTCAGTCTAACGAAAAGAAGATATAGAAGGCTCGATGTATAGACCGAAATGCTTATCCCAAATAAATACCATAATATTTAGAGCATTAATAAATCGGTTACAAAAAAACATCTACAGTGAATTGCACTCCCAAAGCTAGGCACAACTTAGTTTAACTTTAAGTGTGTTTTTCTATGGTTAAATATTCTCAAGAATTTAAACTTAAAGTTGTTCAGCATTTTTATCTAGTTTGGCTTCTTTTGGGTAAAGCTAGTGTATTTGGTTAATTTTCATAAATAACACTCAATCAAAAAACCTCCCAGAGGAGGTTTTCATGCATTTGATTGCAAACATATAAAGAAGTGAGCAATTTAAACTACTCAGAGACCCATACTAAAACCGCATAAGTTTGGTCGCCACGTAATCCAGCTGGAAGTTGACTAGTTGTCCCGACATATAAAGCATGACCACCACCCTCACCCTGTTCACTTTTTACTAAAATTTCTTTGCCGTCATAAACGTTTGTATACCACGTTTTATCTGGCCCCACTTTATCATGTGTGATTGAAAAATGAGGTTGAGGATATCCTTCAGGAATAATTACTTGAAACTTAAGTTTAGCTCCATCAGCTTTAGGAGTGTTCCAGTGTGGAAAATTGCTTGAACATCGAAAAGTTTGATCTTTTTGTGGTTTATAGTATGCAATAACTGAAGAATGTAAAATGTATCCTTTCATTTGTTTTCACCATAGTATGTTTTTTAAATGAAATACTACTTTAAAAATTAATAAAGATTATTTATATCCCCAAAATTTGGTATTTTTACCATTTGTTTAAAAATATTCTAATATCGGTAATTCTAGAAACAATTAATTTACTTACACTATCAAAAGAAGAATTAACGATAATTGGAGCAAAGAAAGCCCTAAATTAGAGGCCCCCCCCCTACAATGTGAGGCGTGAAGTTAATTAGATTAGGGGTAAAAGGCTTGGGTAAATGTTGCTGAAATAGACCAAATAATTCCATCCACTTGGCTCAGTCTATAGAGTGTATCTGATTTAACTCTCACCTCACCATCTAATGGAGAATCCCAAAGAAACAAATCAATAACTCTATGTCGATGAAAAAAGGCTTTGATTTAAATAATCTCTTCTTTGGTTTAAGTTCTCTGATACGACCATTCTCTCCATTCTGTTGTTGATACCTACTGAGATATTCTGCTCGTAGCCATGGCCGAATTTCGAAGTTAAGATATTAACTTTTGGGTGTAAAACCACCGTCAGTTGGTTTAATAACTTTAGATTAACTCACTCAGGTTCAATATTTCTTTCACAATCTTCTCGCCACTCATTTGCATAATTCTCAATAGCTTGCTCTTTAGCAAAATCAGTAGCGTATATTTGATATTGTTTTGCATTAGAAATCATATCAATGAGTAGTAAAGATTGGTTTTCCGATAACTTCCCACTTGTAGCTTGTAAATAGTTTTCTATATCGAAACCTTGTTGGTATTCGGTCATTAACATAGATGCCATATTTTTCATAACCTGACAAGCGTCCTGTTCATATGCATATACAGTTGTGCTTGAAAGTAAGAATACGAATAAAATTTTTATTTTCATAATAAATTCACGTTTTATTTTAAAACAAGATACTAATAATTGATTCAAAAAGGAACCTTCGCTTTGAGATCGAATAAATAACAGAATCACCTCCCTCATCAAAAGGAGGATGTGCTTAGTTTCTGGTTAAATAGTGATGTAAATGAAGCTGTAGCCACAAAATGTAAAAAATCTGCTAAAGTAGTCGCTTAGATAGCGGCTTTTTTGTAAAAGCTGTTGTTTAAATAGACACTTAGCAAAGTGAGTAACATTGTGAGTAACTTCACATCCAGCCTACACATTAAGCGATATATTTCAAAAGGTTAAGTTTGATATGCTTCTAATGATCGAAAATTGACATTGGCAAAATTACAGCAAACTACAACAAACTTTAAATTATTCAAAACAATAAAAATCAAGATGATAGCAAATTATAAAAAACCTTTTAAAACTATACAAAACAGATCACATTGAGTACATTATTGAGTACACCTATATTTTTCCCAAAGTGTACTCAATGTTAAGCGATACAAAAATAAAATCACTAAAACCGACTGACAAAATTTATAGAGTTATAGATTCATTAGGTCTTTATATTGAAGTTCGTCCAAATGGCCGAAAGTATTGGCGTTATCGTTATCAATGGCAGAAAAAGACTACAATGGTTGGTGTTGGTGAGTATCCAATGGTTCAACTTGCAGAAGCTAGAAAAAAAAGAGATGAAGCTAAAGCACAATTAGGAAATGGTAAAAATCCAGCTGAAGAAAAGAAGGCTAATAACCAAGTTGTAGCTGCATCGCATACTTTTAAAGAAATTGCTGAAGAATATAAAAATGAATATCTAAAATCAAAATCTGAACGATACGTGAATCAATTTGACACCTCTATGAAGAAAGATGTCTACAACGTAATTGGTCACAAAGACATTAAAGAAGTTTCATCTGCTGATATTCTTACGATCATGAAAAATACGATTAAGCGTATTAAAAGACAAAAAAACTTCGGTTCAGGTGAAGTGACTGCAATTCAAAATCGAAAATTTATAGGCGCTGTTATGCGTTATGCGATTACTAGTTTACGCGCAGAGTACGACCCTACCCTTGCGGTCGTGGGTGCAGTCCAACGACCTGATGTTGAACATGCCCGACCATTGACGAAAGAAGAAGCTAAAAATTTAAGAAGTAAATTAGAGAGCTATAGAGGTTCCACAACCGTAAAAAATGCAGGACTGACTATGTTGTACTCTATGTTAAGAACAATTGAAATTAGACGTATGCAGTGGGATTTTGTAGACTTTGAAGCAAGAACTATTACATTCCCAATTGCTTCAAAACGTACCGGACAAACTCGCACAACTAAGAAAAATAGAATTCACATTGTTCCAATGTCTGATCAAATTTTTAATATTTTGAAAGATCAGTATGTGGTTACAGGTAACCAAGAATATGTTTTCTCTTCAGTCTATAAAACCGGGATGATTGCCTCAACGACATTAAATAGAATGCTTGAATATATTGGGCTTGGTGAAGTAACGGCGCATGACTTTAGAGCAACAGCATCAACACTACTGAATGAAAAAGGATATGATGAAGATTGGATTGAGAAGCAGCTGGCACATGCTGATGATAATAAAACGAGAGCTTCATATAATCATGCAAAATATTTAGAAGAAAGAAGAAATATGTTACAAGATTGGGCAAATATTGTTGACAGTTGGAAGGAGTGATTATAATGAATAAAATAATAGCTATTGCGATTGATGATTATAAGTCGCACCCTTCAGGAAATTTGAACAACTGCTTGAATGATATCCAAAGCGTCATTGATATTTTACTAAATAAGTATGAATATGATGATTCTGAAATTATCATGTATACAAAGCCTGAACAAACTACTCTTTCATATTTATCAAGTAACTTATCTCAAGAATTCTTTAATTCATTAACCTGTGACTCAATTCTGATTATATATGCAGGTCATGGCGAATATGATAATAACTTAAATATCGGATATTGGTATTGTTCGGACAGTGAACCTTCAGATCCAACAACATGGTTCAACTTAAATTACCTAATTACAATATTTCAAAAATCAAATGCAAAACATATAGCATTGATTTCTGATAGTTGTTTTGCTGGCTCTATTTTTGAAAAAAACAGAGGAGGAGGAGTTCTTGCACTTATGAATAATATTTCCAGACAAGCCTTAACTTCTGGTGGCGTTGAAAAGGTTAGTGATGGAAAGGTAGGTGATAACAGTCCTTTTAATAAATCAGTTCAAAAAATATTAAACAAAAATACTGATATAGACTTTAGCTTTAACACTTTTTGTGAAAAAACAATTTTAGACTTCCCTCAAAATCGAAAACAGACACCTAATTATGGTAATTTGTTCTCAGCTGGGCACCAAGGTGGATCTTACTTTTTTAAATTAAAAACAAGTGAAGTTAACTCAAATACTAATCTGACTTTTTATAACAATATGCAATTAAAACTAGGAATTGATAATAGAATTAAAATTAACAATAATCTAAATATTCCTTACTTTATTAAAAATGATCTTTTTGATGAAAAATATGCAAATAATTATTTAAATATTTTAGGCTATGAAATCATTAAAAATATTCGAGAATTCGCTATAGATTCTCTAGAATATTTAATTGAAAGAAGTTCAGAATCAAAATTTGAAATTGAATCTACATACATTATTAATCGAATAGATGAAGAATATTTAAGCATATTATTCTCTTTGTATGAGAATTTTGGAACACTTCATCCTAACTATTACACTTATGCAATAAATTTCAGAATAAAACCAGTTATACAAAAAGTAGAACTATATGATGTATTTTATTTTAAAGATATAAAATTAGATTTGAAAAATTTAATTATTGAATTTTCAGATAATCAGTGTAAAGAATTGCTTTTAAGAAATATTGAATATTTTGATCTTTACAAAATTTACTTTTCATTTGATAGTAGTTTTTTATTTATATATTTTACTAATGATTTACCACATGCAATCAAAGCTTGTGGTGATCTTAAGGTTCCATTGAGTAAAATGAAATTTAGAGTTTGATCTGTAGTAATTATTTAAGTTTATAAAGGTTAATATGAACAATGTGCTCAAACTATGAAATTCCCACCCGACAAGCCATAACCCTAATTGATGTCGAACCTAATCAGTTAGATCTTGAATTAAAGCCACATGTTTATCCAGGCTATCATGCACCGATAATCATGCGCGGATTTGATTTAGATGTTGGTAAATTCGGTCTATTGCCATCGTGGGCAAAAGACTTCAAGTTCAGCTCTTATACTTATAATGCTCGGACTGAAACTGTAGCGGAAAAGCCAAGTTTTAGACATGCTTGGAAATACAGCAAATTTTGTCTCGTCCCTGTTCAAGAATTCTATGAGCCGAAATACATAGACGGTAAATCTCATTGGTACACAATCAAACGCGAAGATAATCAGCCTTTCACAGTTGCAGCCATTTACGATGATGCTGTAATCAAAGATTCAAAAGTCAGATCGTTTTCAATGCTCACAATTAATTCAGACAATCATCCGTTTATGAAGCAATTTCATGCCCCTACAGATGAAAAAAGATCAATCATTGTAATTCCTGAAGAGTATCGAAAAGACTGGTTGAATGTTGATAAAGAAAATGCACATGAATATTTCTTTGAAATGCGTGATGAGTTTGTCACTTTCCCACGTGACCATTCATCTGAAGCAACAAAACAAAGTGACCTTTTTTAAATTAAGACTGATTATCCACAGCTTTTAAATTTGAAATTTAAAACCATCCAATCTAAAATCTTGAATACGTAACTTATTCAAGTGATATTTTTTATGAATATTAAATCAAATTCAAGCTTCTCAAAAGCTAAACTTCAAAGGCTTAAAGATGCAAATCTAGATCACTTGAACGGTTCTAAAGTAATTGATATAAAAAAATATTCTTCAAAGTCTCGTCAAATTTCTGACATCTCTAAAATCTTGTCATTTCAAGCAATAACTAAAGCCTCAATCCCCTTAGTTTTAAACAAAATTGCTGCAGGTTTTCCATCACCCGCAGAAGATTATATTGATAAAACTGTTGATATGAATGATCTACTTATCTCAAACAAGGAAGCTACATTCATTGTTCAAGTTGAATCACTTTCGATGAAAGACATTGGAATTGATATCAATGATTATTTAATTGTCGATAGAAGTATTCGCTCACAGCATCAAGATATCGTTATCGCATTCATTGACAATGATTTCACTGTAAAAAGAATGATGATTACACAAAGAATGTCTCATGATGAATTGTTTGATATTTTTCATAATGAAAATGATCTTAGAAATTTGCCTGCTGTATGGCTTAAGCCTGAAAATATAGAATATAAGCCTATCCTCCCCCAAAATGAACAAGAATTAGTGATTTGGGGTGTAGTCACTAAAATTATTAAGAACTTAAAATGAAACATGAAGAAAAGATATTTGCTCTTATTGACATCAATAATTGCTATGTCTCGTGTGAACGTTTCTTTAACCCCAAGTTAAACAATGTCCCTGTCATCGTACTCTCAAACAATGATGGTTGCGCTGTTGCTAGATCAAATGAAGCTAAAGCTATGGGCATCAAGATGGGAGTTCCTCTCTTTCAGATCAAAGATGTAGTCCAGAAAAATCATGTTCAAGTACTTTCAAGCAATTATGCGATTTATGCTGAAATGTCACGTAGATTTCATTCGATACTTGCAGGTTATGTCGCACCACACGAACAAGAGATTTACAGCATAGATGAATGCTTCCTAGATCTGACAAGCTTTAAACATAACTATGATTTGGTCGAATATTGCCAGAGTATGCGAGAGCGTATCCAGCAATGGATTGGGCTACCGGTATCTATCGGAATTGGTCGCAGTAAAACCGAGGCAAAAATTGGCAACCATATGGCTAAAAAAGGAAAAAGGTTTAATGGGGTATGTGATTTGGCAAATATGGATCCGAAACATCGAGATTATTTTTGGTCGCTGGTTGAGGTTGGCGAAGTATGGGGTGTAGGGAGAAAGCAAAATAAAAAGCTTAATGATATGGGGATTAAGACAGTTCTGGATCTATCAAAAGCAAATCCACCAGTAATGGGAAAGATGTTCACAGTCTGCATGCAAAGAACAGTTTTAGAGCTTCAAGGTATCTCATGTATGCCAATCGATGACCAGCCAAAACCAAAGCAGCAAATAGTGGCTAGTCGTTCTTTTGGAGTGAAAATCACTGAGCTACAAGACCTTAAAGAAGCAATGTCGAAGTATGTACAGGATGCTGTTGGGCGATTGAGAAAAGAGAAGCTATTGTGTGGTGTGATTACAGCTTTTGTTCAATCGAACCCATTTGATGCGTCTGTTCCTTACTATAGCAAGGCACAAACTTATAAGTTTGCTGAACCCACTGATTGTGTTTTAGATTTGGTTGAGGTTGCTTATTTACTATTAGAAAGAATTTATAAAACAGACATCAAATATAAGAAATGCGGTGTGTTTTATTCAGAGTTAATTCAAAAATCAAATCATATTCCAGACCTACTTTCAGATCATCAAACTAGAATTGAGAATGAAAACTTGATGCAAGCCTATGAAGAAATACAGTCAAAGTTTGGCAAAGCTAAGATTTCTGTAGGTCCTTGCTATTTCAAAGATCGTAAGTGGTCAATGAGTAGAGAGATGTTGTCTAAGAATTATTTTACAAAACACGGACTAATTAAAGTTCGTTAAAATTAGGAGTGATAAAAATGCTAAAATTTGATGGGAATATTCCTGTAATTCAGACATTAACAAATGAAAGACTAACTCAGAATTAAATACCCTCTCGGTTTGTTCCAGAGAAACCGCCAGAATTAGAAGGCAAAAATGTGGAATATATTTTTGACAGTTCAGATTCATTTAATTTGACTTATGATGAATTGGTTGAGATTGTAGGGAAAGCGCGATTAGCTGGACCTAGAATGATTCCAGTTTTAGGATCAATCGAATAATTAGACATTTTGCAATATTCTTGAGGTTATAAATTTTAATGAAACCACAAACATCTCCACTTACACCTTTCTCGGAAAGTAACTCCGTAAAAACATTAATAAAATTAATGAAAAAAAAAGGTTCTCCAGTTTATGTTAAATCTATCCCAAACCAAGAAACAATTGAAAATGAATGCTTCCCTATGGTTGATAAATATATTTCAATTCATGGTGGGGAAAGAGTTTTAGGATGGGCAATTTGGGAATTACCAGACTTATTTATTGAGGCTGAATTTCATGCTGTATGGAAATCACCTAAAGGTGAGTTGATTGATCTAAACCCTCGCCCTCGTAAAACTGAGAACATTTTATTTTTACAAGATAATTCAGTAAGATATAATAACTTTCAAATTAATAATTTTCGCCTTCCATTAACAAACAACCCCATTGTTATTAATTTTTTAAATATCCATAACAAAATGTTTGAATTTATGAATAGAGGTGAACGAAAAGATCAACATGGTGAAATTATTTTAAATAAGAATGATCAAGAAGAATATAAATTACTAATGTCAAATATGATGATGGCTGCTAGTGCTATGGTTTCAACATATAAGCCTTTGGGTCTATATGATCCTTGTATATGTGGTAGCGGGAAAAAAGCAAAATGGTGTCATAAACTAAAATAACAAAATGCCCACATTTAAAATGTGGGCAACAGCATTTAAGCCTCAGTCACCTTAGTTAATGAAACGCCACTCAACACTGGTAACTTATATCGCGACTCTGCTGGTCTAATTGTCTTGCCATACCAGCGAAACTCTTGAAAGTCAGATTCATTGTAGAGCGCATAACACACCATATTTGATTGATTTCCACCAATGCAGACCAATTTACCCGTCTTGCTATCACGACCTGCTACAAAGCAAACATGGCCTCCACCACTGCGAGTTTTTATCGCTACACAACCATAAGCGGGTTTAGCAAGTTTAGATCCATAGTTCACATAATCAAGTGCGCGGTACCAGTGCTTTGGATATGCCACACCTGCAGTCTTTAAACACCACGCCACAAATGTACCACACCAAGGTGTTTCATCTTCTTGCCACCATGAACCCAAGGATTTAAGCCATTTTAGGATTGTTGGGTTATGAGCTGTTTTGCTTGTATTCTCTATCAAGCCTAAATGCTTTTTGGCTTCGATCATCCAAGCAAGATCATTTGTGTGCGATGCTGGTGTTGAGATCAATGTATTTACGCCAGTTAAATTTAACTGAGGCTCATGCAATTCTGGCTGTTTTTTCAAACGTGCCAAAATCATAGCCACACCAACAAAAGCGCCAACGTATTCTTTCCAATTTTCAGGAATTGAGTTTTTAACTTCCTGTGGAATCAAATACCAAACCGTCAAAAAGTGCTCAGAGAATAAACTCAAAGCAAAAAAAATAGCGCTTATTGCGCCGATCTGTACTGATTTAAGTTTGTATGACTGTTTCCAGTTATCGATTAATTTCATTATCTACCTTCTTTTCAATTAAATTACTCACAAAGTGAGTACCCATATAGCCAATACCAGATGCAAGTCCCACAGCCACAATTTGCGGAATATGCATCCACTCCAGAAATGTCCAAACACCAACAGCAAAAAGACCACACATGATTGATTCTGCGAAATCTCCTTTGCCTGCCTTTTTTTTCGTTCGTAAATACGCCATGACAAACCCCATAAAAAATGAAGTGATTGCAGTTCCAAATGTGCTAATTAGCTCTTGAAACCATTTCCATAATTCCATGCCACCCCCTGATTTTTGGCAATAAAAAAAGCACCCAATTGGGTGCTCGTATTTAGTTAAATTAAGTTTCAGTAGTTGCTTGGGTTATACGTGCTGAATAATTCCAAGCGGTTGCTTTCCAAACATCTCTGGCTGTAACTCGAACATAATATGTTGTAGTTGATTGAAGTTGATTAATCGTACAAGCGTTTTCAGTACCTGTCCAATTGGCTGCTACTGTTCCTGGATCAAAGTTAGCATTTGTGCTTACCCAAACTTGATAGTCTTTCAAATCAGGAACTTCACTTGGAATCCAAGTGACTGTAATTGAGTCTTTTGTTGCCGATGTATAAACATTTAATAATTGAGGTGGTACTGGATTGCTAATATTTAATTCAGCATAAGAACTTGTCACTTCTCCATTTTTACTTGCTACACGAATTGTATATGAACGCTGTACACCATCTATTTTAGCTTCCTCCATTGAGTAGCTATAGTCAGTGTTTGTCGTATCAACAGTTCTTAGCAATATGCCACCAGATAAGATTTGAACAATATAACCAGATGCGCCTGCAGTATTTTGCCATTGAACCTTAAAACTTGTTCCAACAAATGCCGACTGCAAAGATAAACCTTTAACGCCTGATGGAATACCTCCACTAATCGTATGACTATATGCAGTTACTTCATCTAAAGATTGTTCTTTCTGCTCTAGGCCATTAAAGCTAGTAAATTTCAAATAGACCTGTTTACCGATTAAATTCTGATTAAAATCATACTCAAAAATTGCTCTATCTATACGAACAAATGGTTCACCGGCATTATGTGTACTTGGATCATAATAACGTCCCCTAAGCATTCCACTTAATGTATAAAGCCCGGATCCATTTAACGTTGCTTCAACATAATTGACAAACTCATCGCCAATCTTACAAAGTGTTGCATCTACCTGTGCTTCCTCAACAGTACCGCTAAATATCTGACTTGATGTATTAAGCTGTACCTGAACTAAAGTATCACTGGTGCTAAGGCTATTTGTAATTGATCCGTATCGAGCTGAACCATAAATTGTGCCAATTCGCTCATAAGTTGTATTGTCTAAACTTACCCATACATTACAACCGCCCCAATTGATACCACCTGATGCCGCTATCCATATTTGATTTAATCCATTGGTTAGATCTAAAGGTGGTTCAAAAATAACAGGTGCATTTACATTACCTGGATCTTCGTTACCACCTTGATATCCATTGGATGATTGCAAATCATATTCGACCGCAGATCTTGAACCCACTGCTAACTCATCAGCAGTAATCGTCAGCATCCCGTCTTCATCTTCTTCAACACGTGTAATTCGTACAGGGAATCGATCTAAACCTAATGATCCATCTGTAATGGTAACAATATCCATCGGTTCTAAACGGCAGTACTTCCATCCCAAATTAAACTCATATTCATTTCGAACATATAAAAGCCTTTGCAAACGCAATTGCACTGCATGTCGGGCAATTTTAGGCTCGCAGAACATCTCAAGCTTTACTGGATCTTCAGTTCGCAAACCAAACATTTCAATATTCGCCTGGTCTTTTGCTTCTACCGTTTCAGTATTGTATTGATTGAACCGGTTTACATATTCAATTTGAGTATGATTAAAAGCATCAGTATCACGGCTGCGTCGAACTCTAATCGGTGGTTCATCTTCACTGATAAAATCATCATCAGTTAAGTGATATACCGGTTCTAAATTAGGTGTAAAGGTATAGCCATTCCCAGTGATTGATGAATCACCATAAGTTTTGATTTTCAATCCGTCTGGACTTGGTACGACCGCACAATTTACCGCTTCAACAATTTCATTGATGATTTCATGTGCTTCACGTTGTTCTGTCAAAGCTGGACTGATTAATAAATTTGCTGCGGCACAATAGGTCCTAAATTCAGACAGATCATTCATGCTTAAATAAGGTGAAGCACCATAACGCGGATTGGTTATCAAATCCTCAATTACATCTGCCGGATTAGCATCATGAATTGTATCTGAAAAAGTAATATCGCTAATTACTTCGAAATTGTGATTGGCAAGACTTGCACTCCCTCCTAACTCATAATTTGCACATGCTACATAACCAAGATATGGATAATTAATTGCCTCATTTGGATGTTTAGACTGTAAGTAGCCCCAAACAGGATTGGCATTCCCGTTGTACAATTCAAATCCGATTTGATCTATTGGTTTTAGCTGAACGCCCTTTTCAGTTTTAGTAACGATTTGTTCTTTGTCTCGCCAAATGATCCCGATATCTTTGATTTTGTTTTCGCAAAGCCCCAGCATTATTGAAGTGTAATACGTGTAGGTTGTGTTCTTAGTTTTAGATCCCCCTCCTTTACCACCGGACTTGGTTGTTGTGGTTTTGGCAACTGAATGAAAATCACCATACCAAAACATATTGGCTGCAAGTCTGTTTTTACCGTAAACCAAAGGCTGGCAAAGCCCATAAGCTGATTGCTGGACTCGCATAGAATTAATGCGAGTATCAGAGGTACTTATTGTGTTTCCACCAAATAATCCACTCATTCTATTTTTAGCCTCTTCATACGAAAAAACCCAGCTATTCGCCGGGCTAAACTTCCTTTTGTGCCATCCTGAATAATGACCCCAAGATTGATATAGGAATGGATTATAGTTGGCCACTCAATTACGATTGCGCCATGACTAACGCATTTGCCAATCTTATAAAGAACGATATCACCTGGTTGCGGTTCTTTGACTTCAAAACATACACTTTGGATGTGCTCTAAATACCGTTCACCCATTTGATGCATATGCCAATCAGGTGGATATGGCCGTGGATCCAGATAATCCATTAATCCTACTTTTTCATAGACTTCACAAATCAACGTTCCGCAATCAACCCCTACACCTTTGATTCTTCCCTGGTGATGATATGGAGTACCCAGCCACGTTAATGCTTCTTTCACGGCTTTTGATTTAATATCTTTCATTAATTTTACTCATATTCGATCGTATTTTTTCAAAAAAAGTACTTGAGGTTATGAAATAAGATAAGTAATTTATGGAACTGTTTATTAATAAAAGTAAAGATCAAATCTGATGAAAAATTTTTATCTACCTTTAAAATTAATTGGATCTTATTTAGTTATATTATTTATAAGTATGATCATTTATAAAGAAATAATAACTCCGTTAGCATTGTCAGAAATTAACAATTTAAAGATAGGACTTCTTTCTTGGTCTGCTACGATTTATGCCCCAGTTGCCGCATATTTCCTTTTTGACGGATGGAAGCATCAAATTAGAGAACAACGGAAAGAAAAATTTATCCTTAACTATCTAAGTGAAATTGAATATGTTAGAGAAATGCTATCTTCGATGATAATAGATTATGATGATCTAAAGGAAATTAGCTCAATAAATCCTATAATTGAAGGCCACAGACAAAAAATTCATTCCAAGCATTTAGAGGCATCCAAAATTTTAAAAACTTTTCTTTCTGATAAGCACTTACATGAATTAATTGATAATGAATTTAAAGAGCGTTCAGAATTAATTAAAACTTATTGGAAAGATTTAATACACGTATTTAAAAATTTCAATGAAGATACCAAACTAAATTTTATTAAAAAATACACTACTGGTGAATTCGAAGGGGGCATAATTATTTATTATGCCAATAACATTTCAAAACCTGTTTGCGATTATTGCTACAAGCTTTTAAAAAACTTCTAATCATGTAATACCCATAGCAAAATATTTTTAAACTTTGGGTATTAATAAATTTATTTTGCAATCAAACCATGACCCGTGCCTTCTCTAAATCCCGCTAAAAGTGTATTAATTTTCACAATAACATCTGAAAGTGAAGCATTTTCAGGTAAATCTGCTATTGCTCCAATTTGTCCACCAACAATTCGCTTACCATTAACAAAAAAGCCTGCACCTCCAGCCTCAACTCCTCCAGAAAACTTAGCTTTTCGCGTCTGATCAACAGTTAAGTATTCATGACCATTTAGTCTGTATTGAACGGTTCCATATGGCTGACCTGAGTTCGTATGGCTAACGATCACATTATGTAAACTGCCATACTTACCATCACCAAGTAGCCCCTTAACCTCAAATGCAACGACAGTTGAATCACCACCTTGAGCATCAATCGTATAACTTATCGTATCTGATTGCTCAAGCCTGTGATCATACTTAGACAATGGAATATCTGTATTGAATCCAACCCATGCAAATTGTCCGTTACCTTCCTTAGCAAAAATTGTTGGTCGATCTACACCATAACCAATTCCAACACCTCTTTTGCTAGAGGTCATACCTTTACCTATTAGTTGGCAACCATTATATGCGGTCAAAAAACTTCCGTAAGCAAAAGCAAAGTTCCCATAAGCTTTAGACTGATACCCGTGCGCTCTAGTACAAACACCTTCAGAGCCCTCACTTACATAATCTGGATGTGTGGGAAGTGCTTTACCTGCAACACAATTATAACCATCAGTTGAACTGTATAAACTCTCTGATAAATTCAAGTGGCCCATTGCGTTAGAAATTCGTCCAGGCCCTTGCGAATCCTTCCCCCAGACAAATCCACAATATCCATATTTTCCAGTAGGCTCGTTAGGATCATCAGGATTACCTGTACAAGAACCCGCGCCACCTACCAAAGAAGCAACCCCATAACCAACACAATCATGCCCAAGTGCAGTGGATAAATAAGCAAATGGTGCATTATTGCGACCAAATGCAACTCCTCCGGTACCAATATTTGATTCGTGCCATGCATCCGGATGATTTAAACCACGAAAGTTGTTTAAATTATCATCCTTATGAGTTGGGTCACTGATACCATATAAAAAACTGGCCATTATCGGATTTAATTTTAATTTTACTGGTGAACCTAATACGGGTGCATAATCACCATTTTTTAATGACTTCTCATTAATATCACGTTGAGTTGATCCATCTTGTGTCTTAATTAATAAATCTGTCCAGCCATTAGCCCCAGCACCCGCCGCAGCTGCTGCATCAATAGCATCTTGAAGAATATTATTTAATGCACCTTCATTGGCATTAATTACAAGTGAGTCTATGTATGGCTTCAGTTCAGCAATAAACTCTATGGTACGTTTAAGGTTTTCTTTAAATTTAGCCTCTGAAACACTATTTCCAATCAGCTGATCTGGTGTAGGTAAATTAGCCATTTCCTTGCTCCATAAAAAAACCCAGCATTTGCTGGGTATGGATGAATACAAAATTTTCTAAACTGCTGTTTCAGGCACAGGAACAAATGGCGCTCCACGAAACTTGGCTTTGTTATTAAAACGACTAATACAGGTTTCTAGTCGTTTATCGCAGCCTGGGTAAACTTTAATACGCTGACCTGCCTGTGGTGCTTCCAATAAAGGCAATGTCAAAAGTAAAACACCAGATTCATGCAAACGCACTGTTCGCTTTAACCCAGCATTACCCCCTTCCAAGAATTCAATTACACCTTGTGTAAACCACCCTTGCGGCTGTGTGATATTGCAAATAATTCGAGAAGATGTGCTTCCTGATTCAATTGCACTTTCCACGACATAGTTCAGCCGATTTAAGCCACATGCACCATCGAACAATGTATTAGAACAACTTGGCTGATATAAGTTGCGAGGCATTTGTACGCTTAAATCATCAAGATCAGAAGCCACATTAAGTTGAATAGCGTAACGATCAAGTTCAGGCTCAATGATTCGCCCTTCGAATAACAATAATGCTCCTGCACTTGTATCTGTAGGGGTATTGATATCCATAAAGATGCGTTCTAATTTGAAACGTGCACCATCCATTTGTCCATTGTGAAATGCTTGGACTATAGGCAACAGATCAAATTTAATATCATCGGTCGTTTCTATTGAAACTGATAGATTATCGACTTCGACACCTAATGATAAATTGAAACCTTCACGCTTTATAACTGGACCATTTGAACTATAGACATTTCCACCAATTACTAAATCAAAATCGTAATTTGTGTATCGATAGACTTGGTTCTGCACTGTAGTAATTGTATATAGATCAGCCATTAGAAACTGATCTGCATCCAATAAAGTGATTAACTTTGCTGAAGCTGCTCTCATATTTTCTTTCCTAATGTTCCAATCATTTCAACTTTTGAGGCTTTCCAAAGCTTGGCCATAAAGTGGGTGTACTGTTGTTCATCATCTTTAAAGCGACAGCGATAATAATAAGTACCTGAAAATTTTATACCTACACCAATATCAATTGGCTGAGATAAGATTACACGTCCATCTTTGGTAATCGTCGTGGTTGATTGATTCCACATCGGTTTTTCAATATTAGAATCCCACATGATTTTTAAATTCTTCTCATTCCACATATTTGGATCTGTAGTTTGAAATGACTCTTGTGTATTAACTACTTGAACTTGATTCTTACCCATTGTCTTATAAATTGGATAGGCTGTAGTAACCCCATCCCCAATATAAATACAATCAAAAATATGATCTTCAGGTGCTTTAAACAAAAATGAGTCAAAAGCACCACGTCGATCTTCAAAGAAACTTTGTAGTTTCTGCAATTCTTTACGTCCTTTATTTTCACGTAAAAAAGCAAAAGACATTGTGAAAGCATACTTCGGTACAGCCTGAAAACTTGCTCGAAGTTCTCGACCATTAACCGAAGTCATAATTTTGGTATTAAAAATGGGAGTCTTTGTAAGCTCCCATTCTAGTCCTGGTAATTCAGGAAATAATTCATCTGACATATAAACTCCTTATTTACCGAAGTTGCGCTTATAACCTTTCATTCCACCAACAAATTCACGACCATGTTTTTTTGCAAAACGTCTTAAATCCTTAGAATCCCAGCTCTGGAAATTAAAGTTATTAACTTCACCGCCACCAGCACTTGCTTGGGCCATAGGCATTGAACCATCACCCATCACTGATTTACCCAGGGCGCGGATTGTATTGGCGTGTTGCTTCGGTAAAACCATTTCCTCTTCATGAAGCTGTGTCATTGGGTTTACACCTGCAGGAATATCAAAGCCTCCTCGAGCAGATGACACCTTTCCAACAATTGCAGATACACCTGCAAACGCAGCAATACCTGCTGCAACTCCAAGTGCTGGACCTACAATAGGAATTGCTGATAGTGCCGCCCAAGCTGCTGCCATTGCTTCCCATGCAGACATCATGATGGATTTAAGTACTTCCATAAGTTTTAAACCTAACCGGGCAAAAACACCTGTTGAGGTTGCTGCGGTTTTCATGCCTTCGCCTGTTACAACAGCTGTAGTTTGTGCCGCTTGGCCAGAGACTTCTAATGCAGTTTCCGCCTTGATTAAGCCCAATTTTGCAGCCAAACGAGGAGCCATGCCTTTAACATATTCCTTTAATGGTGCAGTGATCATCTTTTGTATAAATTCAGCGGCCAATTCAGAATAAATTGCTGATAATGCATTCTTCCAAGTTAAAGTTCCATTCATCATAGATTGCATGCCTTGATCCCACAGACCAGACATCCTAGAGGTCAAGCCTCCAAACTTCTTCTCAAAGTCTGCTAACTGAGCTTCATCTAATTTCTTAGGTGCACCAATATCACTGACTGTTTTTTGACTATCCAACTCAGCAATATTATTACTGATTGTTGCTTGACCTGCCCCTTTACCTGATATTGATGATTGCTGGTTCTCCAAATCCAATCGAGCTAGCAATCCGTCACGTTTAATTTGATGAAGCTGATCTTCTAATTGCTTTTCAAGTTGAACTTTTTCAACATTAGATATACGACCAGCATCTAAATCAGCTTGAATTTGGGCCTTTTTCTGCTCATAAATACGTTGCGCTTGATCTTGTTTAAATTGAATTTCTTGCTCATAAATAGCTTTGATTTTTTCAAAAGCTTCTAAATTCAAAGCCACGATTTTATCTTGCGATTCTTTCTCGGCTTTTTCTTTGGAGGTTTTTTTATCTTCGCTATTTAGTGTTGATTTTTCGATTCGATCCAGTTCTTTTGTTAATTCAAGCTGAACCTTTTCCTGTTCTGAAGCATATTTATATTTCAGAGCAAGTTTTTCATCTTCAGCTTTTTTAGCTGCTTGCTTTTGCTCCTCTTGGTAACGCTCATACTGTGAATCAGATCTAGACTTTTTATTACCTTTAACCTTGTCGCTTTTGACCAAGGCAAGATATTTATCAGCATCTGCCTGAGAATTAAAGCTGACATGAATATGCCCACCTGTTGCACGTTTGGATGGATTCTTATACTCATCAAGAACTTGGGCATTTACACCATTCTTACCGAGCATAGAACGTAAATCAGATGTGACTTGTCCACTTTTACTTGAATCCTGTAACCCAAAATCAAGAGCTAAGCCCTTTGCATGTTTACTTGATGTACCCTTGTGATACATATCATTAAATGCGGTAAATTTAGTGATTTGAAATTTATCTTGAATTGCTCCAGCTAAATCCAAGATACCTTGGTGTGCTTTTCCTCCAGCATAAGCTTCTGGGCTTTTAATACGAAGATCGGAATATGTGGTAGGTTCATATTTCGATTCCTTTCCACCTGCAGATTTTTTATCATCTTTTGTTCCTGTTCCAACACCACGGTTTGGGTCAAATGTAGGCGATGGAGGTGTTTCTTTCTTGGCTTTAACAGGACCAGGTAAATATAGATTTTCAATCTGCTTACCACCTTTTTCAGCGCTTGATATAATCTTACCCCAAGCAAGTGCTCCAGCATCAACCGTGTTGTTGAAAGCTTTACTCCAATCAGATTTAAACCATTCAGCGCGTTGCCCCATTTTTGATGTGTATTTGTCAGTTATTGAGCTAAGGTCATTAAACCCTTGCTCAAAGGCTGCTTTAGCACCCGTGAAATTAAAACTTAAAACATTCTCTACAATGTTTCCAAATGTCTTAAATTTAATTCCCAATACATCTAAACCAAATTGAATGGTATCCCTGAAACCGTCAAAAACATTTATAACACTTGATATTGATGCTGAGATGTACTGGCAAACGGTAACAATCACAGCCCTTATTGCGGCAAAAGCAATTTGAATTCCTACTTTTAAACCAACAGCTATAGTTGCTAAAGATTTAAAGGTTGCAGAGACTAGATCCATGAAACCAATCTGTTGGACAGATCCATCACCAATATCTTTGGTTAAGTCATTCCAAACATCAGAAACAATTCCAAAAACCTCACTTAATATATCCATGAAACTTTCGAAAATCGTAACGATCGCTGTGATTGAACCATTGATGGCATTTTTTGATTTTGTAGCTGAAGATAAGAAATTGTTGGCCATGTCTTTAAGACCTGGTGCCAACTCTGCAACCAATCGCCCAAGTAAGCCCTTAATCGTTGCTCCAATTAGACTTAGGGATGAATCGAACTCTTTGGTAGCTTGAATAGCCTCATCATCAAGAATAACACCTAGATCATGTGCCTGTTGAGAATATTCCTTAAGTTTCTTGGAATTATCCTCTAACAAGGGTGAAAGTAACATTGCATCGTTGGCTATAGACTCCATATAAAAAGTCATTTCAGCTTGTGACACATTGGCTTTTTTCAAAGTTTCGTAATACTTGCCTAATATTTGTGGACCAGATAAGCCTTGAAACTCTTTAGCTGTTACGCCAACTTTAGGTGCAATTTTCTCAAAGAAATCTGCCATTTCTCCGCCACCAGTTTGCATGAAATCACCGAACTTATCGTTCACATCCTTCATGATATCGCCAAGTTTTTCTTGGCTTACACCTGCTGATTTTGAAGCAAAAGACCATTCTTGGAATTCTTTAGTTGTCGCATTGGCAAGACGTGACATATTTTCAATTTCACGAGCATTCCGGATTACTTCCCCAGTTAATGCACCAATTTGCAGTACCAGTTCACTTGCCATATTTGCAAGGAAATTACCAAGCACACTCGTTCCTAGCCCACTGCCACCTGAGCCACCACCAGAACCAGATCCACCGCCACCACCGGAACCGCCCCCTGAACCACCACCACCAGTGTTTAAGCGATTACGTAAATGATCAATACTTGTTTTTAGGCGATCTAGTGAAGCTCTTAACATTGTGCTTGTTGCATCAACATTAATAACTGTATTCAAGTTGATATTGGTGTGTTGCAGACGACTAATTGCACTTTGAATCATAGTGCGGGCTTGATTTAGCTGTGCTGACAATAAAGGCAAATTAACTGTAATTCGAATTGCATTAGAAAATACAGATTGTAATGTTGTTGATACAGTTTGCTTTGCTTGTTGTAACTCTGAGCGTAACTGACTTAGATCGATGCCTAATTTGACTTTAACTTGTTGATTATTGATTTGATTTAAACGGCGTTGAATCTCATGAATATCGATATCTAATCTAACGTTTTGAATAGGAAGAGCAGACAAACGAGATCTAATCAAGTTTTCTGCATGGCCAATTTCGGAGTCCAATGCTGTTGTGTCAATTTTCAATTTGATTGAAGCTTCATCAACAATGCTATTAATGCGTGATTTAATGGTATTGGCTGCATTGCTCAATTTTTGTTGAACATCGCTCATATCAATGTTTAAGCTAACATCAATATTTTTTAGTGAAACACGTACACCATCAAAGGCATTTTTTATCGTATCTGCAATACGGTTTATATCAGCTGCAGCAGATTGAACTTTGTTAGTTGCCTCATTCATACCATCGGAAAGTGCATCCGTAGAGGCTGTGATTTTTACTTCAACTTCATTGGCCATAACTTTTCCTTAGGCATTAAAAAACCACCCGAAGGTGGTAAGGTATTATTAATACCTGAGTTCTAAATGTTAAATAAGAATTTAAACCGTTATTCAACATTTAATCTGATAGTGGAATTCTTGTGAAATTTTGATTGCGATCAGACCAAATATAAACATTACAAGCTGACTCTATAAAACAAAATTGGATACTTGGTTTGTCTATCTTAAATTGCCTAATTTCATCTGCAGCACAATCCCAATAACCTTTTTCACAAGCACTTTCCCAAATTTCATTTGTTGGCGCAAGCAATTCAATTGACGTACTTTGTGGCCTAACATCATTGTTTTTTTCTAAAACAAATTGTTTAGGATTCTTGCCATCACCACCCATTTGCACTATTAGGCTAAAACCTGTTGATGAGTACTCCTTTGCTAATATTTGTGCAATATCAGGTTTTCCGTCACCATTAAAATCATTGATGATTTTATTTGGTGATTTGAATCGTGCCCAATCATTAATATCATCCTCTTTATCAGGAATACGCCAATCCTTAGGAGTGTTAACATTTTTGGTGTTGGTACTACCTATACAGCCTGATAATAGAATACCTATTAAAAGTATTGTGAATAATTTTCCTACACTTAAAACCTTATTAATCTTTGCTGGTGATTTCAATTTTAGAACCATCCGAAAACAGAATCACTTGAGGTTCAAATACAAATTTGATCTTTCCTATCTCAGTACTTAATAATTTTTTATCTTCATCCATAAACTGATTATAATTCATTGATGCTTTATATGTAGATGTACTATGTGCCTTAATACCCTCATCATAAGATAAGTTAACAGACTTTATCTTATCTCCGAAAACATCATTAAAATGAGTGATACCTTTTACTGCCGATATATCTTTGTCACCTTTATTTTCAAAAGCAATCTCTATACCAATATTGTTAATATCACCACCGTAAGAGGAATAACCTTCCTTTTTAATTAATGCTACGGTAATTATTTTATTAAGTTCTAATAATTTCACTTTTTTTTCAGCTTCTATTTTTGCTTTTAAATCTGCCTCAGCTTGTTCCTGGGCTTTTTTCTCTTCCTGCCACTTTTGCTGTTCTTGAATTGCATCGCCTATAGTTGTCCCTGATTTCACACCATTCCCACCAAATACACTCCCCACACCTTTTCTCATCAAATATTGAGCTAGAAGCTTTTGATCATCTTCATTTAATTTATCAATTTGGGGTTTTAATTCACCCCATTTATCTGGATCACTTGGAATTTCTTTTGATTTAGGATTACTACATCCGATTAAAACACTCGATAAAAAAACTACACCTAATATTTTTTTCATAAGATTCTCAAACTATTGTAAAGTAATGTAAACATAACTAATAAAAGAATAAAAATCAATCAGGGCAACCGAAGTCACCCTTGAGGAAAGGCACTCAACATTTCTTCTAAATCATCTTCATCATCTTGAGGCTGTGAATTATCTTCAATTCCCATAAATGCTTCTAAAATTCGACAAAGTCGCTGAATGCCAACATCTGCGGGAGGAAACTTTGTTTGAAACTCATTTAATGCACTAATTCTTGGTAAATCCATTTGATCACGAATATAGTCATAATCCTTACCAGTCGTCATCATTAAATGAGTATAAAGTTCCTCCCAGTCTATTCCCCCGATTCACCCGCATCGGCTTTATTATTTTTAAGTCCTGATACTGCCATAACAGCACCCATCACTTCTTCCAGCTGATCCATGTAAATCATATCTGCAACATCATCACGACTGATTTCAGGATAATTACGCTTCAATGATTTATGCGCAACATCGATAACTGTACCAACATCATTTGGCTGAAAACCTTGTAATGCTGGTAAAAGCTTTTCAACTGCACCAAGTGACAACGGAGCAAATACAAATGCTTGGCCATCAATTTTGATTGTAGTGCCGCGTGGATTTTCAATTTCTTTAAATTGCATTGGTTATTACTCCGAAGTGTTCCAAGAAAATACGCGGTTTAAATCATCAGCCATCGGCTGAAATTCGAATTCAGGAAGATCGTAATCATCCTGTTTAGAGCTAAACCCAAGTTTGTTACTGGTACAGCGGAAAAATTCCATGCCCATGAACTTCCCTTTATATTCACGCTGCAGGTTCACAGAAAATTCAGGTGTGTAACCCATATCAAGGTTATTGACTAAGCCTGACTTTGCACCTGCCACTGTTGCTGAATATTTAAAGCTAATAAATACAACTTTACCCACATCAGCAGTTGCAAATGTATAAGCACCAGTTGCTTCATCTACACTGTATTGACCCACAACTGGCGCGGTTGCCACACGTGTAAGTGGAATAGCTTTACCATCTGTCACACCCATATCTTTAACAAAGGTCCCAGCATTAGGCACAACAGGCGTAACAATTCCTCCAGTGGCAATTTTTTCACCATTGATGGTTTGAGTAATAACCTCAATACCACCATCTGCCACAACACCACCGAAGAAAATGGAATTAAGCAGAGCGCCATTAATTCGACCAATTGTAGCTTTACACTTAATTGAACCTTTACCGCGTGCAGCATCTACAGCAAATTGGCCACGTCCAAATAATTCTTTTAAATCATATGAAATATCGACTGACGTACTTTGCATTACACCCACTTCTACAGGTGTAGGATTGCTGATTGGTTTACCGTAAACATCTTGGATCGGTGTAGCAACGATTTTGCCTGCACCAAATAAATATTGAGCCATTGATTTTGACCTCTCAAAAATGACAAAACCGCCAACTAAGGCGATTATAAATTAGGGTGAAAAGTTTAGTTGGTTGTTAAAATTTGAATTGGGATGATGGCAATACCTTGTCCATCCAGCATTCCATCAACACCTTCATAAATTTCAATTGTTCCATCGATCCAACAATGCTCAACCAAGCCATTTAAGGTTTGATATTCACATATTTCTGGAAACTCAGGTTTAATGGCTTCACGGATAGCATCAACATAGGTATTAATCTGAGTTGATATCGCACTAACTGGATCTGCCTCAAAAACATATAAATACAAATCAGCACTAAGGATAATCTTAGCGTTTAATCCTTTGACGGGATTTTCAGCTTGATTCCCTTGGGTAAGAAATAATGCTGGTCGTTGATCATTATGAACATGATTAAAATGCTTTAAACGCCGGCTGACTGAAACCATACCTTGAATATTTGAAAGCCGATTAAACAAAGCTTGGTAAATACTTTCACTATCCATTCAGACCTCGTTCAATCGCTTTATCTATATTTTTAGGCACAATCTTGGCAATCTCATCTAAAGAATCACGCATAAACCGTCTTTCTTTAAAATTCACAACACGACTATGCGCCTTAACTAGTACATCTCTTGGGGTGATTGGTCTGCCAAATGCTTGCTTGATATGTCTTAAATGCTCTTTAATACTTATGGCAGCAGATAATCCAAACTCATGGATAAAAGCATATTTAACATGAGCCCCACCTGCAGAAACAATTCCTTCAATCACACCGCCAGTTTCTTCAACCTTTGAAGCAAGTGAACCACGTAAGCGCCCTGATTGAACATTCAGCCTTTGTCCGCTCAACATATCTTCTTGAACCATTCGCTGAAGTTTTAAGGTTAATGCTGTAATCGTTCTGCGTACTTCAACTTTCACTCGGTTATTTTCTTCGTTCAGTTGGATATGAACATCAACAGAATCAACCATAAATCACCTAGCTTTTAGTTGTTGCTACTGTCACTGCTTTTTTGGGCTCATCTACATAGCGTGTAAAACCCAAAGGTTGTAGGGCAAAATAAATATCTTCTTTTGCCTCAACCACTCCATTTTTTAATGTATAGGATTGACCTGAAATCACTATACATGTCGGTTTGTAAGATTCAGGTGCTAGATACTTAAACAACATTACTTACTCCTAAATGACAAACGCACCAACGCCCAAACTATTCGGGTTCGTGCCTTTACCATCAATTGGGATTGAATTTTTTAATGCCAAATAGCGTTGGCCATAAATACTTTGATCATAGAATGTTTCTTTTGAGGATCGAGCGTAACTCACACTCTGACCAGCGATCGACATACTCGAAGCATTTGAAATGGCTGTACCATTTGGATTGGATTTTTGAACTTTAAGAATATGTGCTGCATATAGACCTACAGCACGTTCCTTCAATTTCCCAAACTCAATAACCGAAACAACAAGTTCAGCTTCTTCCAAAGCATCTTGAATTTCTGAATCATTTGAGTTGTAAAGTTGAGAATCTGATTTGAATCTTTCTCTAAACGCCTGTAATTCCATAGCTCCCACTTATTCCTTTGCTTGGATTAACTTCGCCTGAAGTTGTTCAAGAGTTTCATCATCCGTAAATGTGATACCCAGCTGGGTAAGTTCACCTTTAACAGCGACTAATGCTGCATCATCCCCCTTGCCATCATCTTTTGCTTTGCTACCTGTTGATTTAGTCTTGGAATCTTCTGTAATTGAAACATCACCAGATTCAAGTAAAGTTTTAAAAACTTTACCCGATGAGATTTTTTTTAAATCTGTTGCTGAAATTTCAATGGTCTGATCTTTACCAACTTGAATCCCATCAAAAGAAAAAGCGGCTTGTAAGCCGCTGTATGTCAATTTTGGCATTGTTATTTTTCCTTATTCAACATCATAGTAACGAAGAGAGTCGACACGTTTTAGATAAACACCTTCATACATATAATGACCAGGTGTACGCATCACATAATTGATTGGCTGTGCTGCTAAGAACTCCAAATCATTACAACGGAAGGTAATGCAGTTTGGATCACGGCGATAAATAATGCTTCGATCTGTTCCACCAACACCTTTACCTTCCAAATAACTTTCTGAAGCAAAGTTAAGTGTTTTATTTTGCATGGCAAAAGTGTTCTTTTCCTTGATGTATTCAAGGAAAGTTTTACCTGCTGAATCGGGAACAATACGGCTGGCCAAAATGGTAAATTTATTTTCCGGCATTACAAATGTATCTGGCTGAACACTACCATCAAACTTAGATGCATTATTTGCACCTTTAATGGCTTTATTAATATCTGCCAAAACTACTTCAATGGTTGCAGTTGCATAATCAACCGTGGAGGCAATCACTTCCACACCAGTTTGATTATAAAAGCCATTCAGACCTGTTTCAGCCTCTCCAAACCACGCCACATCGCTCATATGATTTTCAAAAGCTAAACGTGTTGCTGTGATTTTGTCAGTTGCTAAAGCAATTCCAGCTTTTAGAGCTGCGGCAGTTTCAAAGATTGAAGTTTCATATCCAATCACACCAACTTGTACGGTGAGTTTTACTTCGTCATACATTACCTCAGCCAAAGGCACATCATTACCCAAACCAGAGTGACGTTTACCACGGCCAGCACCGCGTTTACGCTGCAACACACTGGCTGAACCAACCACCGCACCAGCTAATCCTTCAATTGGTAAGTATTTAGCATAAGCCTGTGCTTCTGCTAATTGAGGAGACATTTCATCTACTGATTCAAGTTTGATCAGTAATTTGGCAAATGTATCTAAATTGAATGCATCACCCACTGCAGCTTTAACACTATGTGCTACTGCAGATAAACGAAGCTTCATTTGTTCTAATTCTTTAGACATGTATTACGCTCCACGTAAACGAAGAATTGCTAAACCATCAGAACCAGTGATGGTCTCCCATACTGAATTTGGTAATTCAGTTGAATCTGTAGCTACAGAAGATAAAGAGCCCAACGGCGCTTCGACTGTTGGATTTGAGGTACGAACATATACCTTTGCATTGATGTTGGTCACTGGTGCTGTAGGTTTTACCCAAACAGATCCAATTTGCATGATCGGTGCACAATCAAGTTTTTGATACGCTTCTTTACCTTTAGAATTTTTGCCCGATTTTCCAATGTGCTGGAAAACGATGACTCCAAATTTTGTATTGGATGCATCAGTTACAGATTTAATTGTTTTTCCATCTGATGATTGCACAACAACATCACCATCACTTAAAACCCCATCTCCTGAGACAGGCAAAGATAGGATTTCTTCAGGCATATGCAAACGTGCACGCATACCAGGAATCGCTTGAGGTGTTAATGACATGCTAATTACTCCTTAAAATTTCTCTTTCCAAGCATCTTTTTTTGTACTTGGCTTTTGTTCATTAGGCTTGCCATCACCAATGTTTTGTTGTTGCTGAATATTCAGCGCTTCATTGACAGGGTTTGCTGGAGTAACACCTTTGACCGCTGACAACGCACGAAAAACAGTATCAACTTGATCAGGCTTCGCATCACCCACAGCAACACCCCCTAAAACTGCTGTCACAAGGTTGTCACCTGTTTTTGATGCAATCACTTCACGTTTGATTTGTTCGCATGTACAGCCTTCTGTTTTAACTGTTGGCAATAATGCTTTGGCATCCGCAATAACAGTTGCACGTTCCGATGCAGCCTTTTCTAACTTTTCAGGTGTCATCTGATTTTTTTCTAAATCATCGAGTTTCTGTTCAAGTGTTGCTTTGTCTGTATGTAATTGATCAACGACCGCTTGCACTGCAGGTAATTCATCACCAATAGAAAATTGCTTATCACCTACTTTTAATTTGGCGGCTTTTAAATTTTCCAATTGCTGTTTTTGAATGTTTAAAGCATCCGCTAAAGGCTTGTTATCACCGATATCGAAGCGGATACCATTTACTTCTACTTCCATTGTTTTCCCCTTTGGGCTTGGATTTTGGTCACCGATACGGCAATCACCACCACAGCGACCGTATTTCACCAGTGCCACATGATTGCCAATAAAATTAATAAACTTCGCTTGGTACGGCGTGCCATCGGGTGCTGTACCATTTTCTAAAACAAGGAGTGCCGCATAACCGAGCGACATTTCAATGCGCTCATTACTTTGGATCAGATCAATACTGACTTTATCCTTGATAAGAAGATCACCCACCAAATAATCACCCTCTTGACGCACGTTCTCACAATAGCCAATGTGATAATCTTTCCAGTTAGAGGCGTTAATCTCATTTTTAGGTGGGTGATAGTCAGTAGCATCCACACCATTAAAACTCGCAACTGATTCAGGCTTAAAAAGCTCACCTGCAGGTGTGTAAACGTTAATGTTTTGATCAGCCGTGAATCCCTCTAATGATGGGAATTCATAAGCGTAGTACTGTCGTACTTGGGGCGCTTTAGCCAAGCGAACATTGACGCATTTCAAATACCCTTCTTTAGTAAATGAACGTGATGATTCACTTGGTGCAAAATCACCAATTTTGAGTTGGTATAGGATTTTCATAAATTGTGCCCATAAAAAAAACCCATTCACTTAAAGGAATGGGTTTAGTTGTTTATAAAAAACTATTCTGTAGGTATTCCAACTTTTAATAAATATTCCGAACCAATAAATTCAGGATAAAAGAAAAACTCTCTTGGAATATCTTCATAATGTGTAAATAATATTTTTCCATTTGAGCCAGTATACTTAGTTGTTAAATACGTCGGATCTAAAATAAATCCACCTGGTAAGGTTATCCAACAATGAAATTTTATAGGTAACCTTACATTACCGACTTCAAGCAGTCTCAACCTTTCCTCTACGGGCTCGTAAAATTCTTTATAATCATTATGAATTACATGCCCTAAAGTAACAATTGCACAATTTTCGCCAAAAAAATCATCTATTTTTTTCTTTAACCAATGACTTAATATAAAGCAATTAGCCAATACAAATGGATTTGCCTTAAGTTCTTGCTGAAGTTTTAAAATGTAATCTGGCAATTCATCGTATTTTTTTAATTGTTCATTTTTATAATATAAATCAGTAGAAATTAGATTTAACTTCTTACTTAAATCATATGCCCTATACAAACAATCAAGATAGTTATGTTTCACGCACTTAACCTTAATTTTAATAAAAATAATATAATAACCTTAACCTAACTATTTAGTCTTGATTAATACACCAAAATATCCTCATAATTTGGCAACGCCACACAACGACAACGAATAGGTTCACCAGGATGGCCACCGCTTGGAGGATCATCCCACCGGAAACTCTTGCCATGTTTATGTTTGTGATCTAATCGCACTCGCTCATCCTTGGCCGTCTGCCATGTATAAGATTCAACACCTAAAGCCAATTGTCGCTGCTTATTTATATTGGAGTTGATCTTACCCATCTGATCTGCAGCAATTAAACGTGCACGATACTCTGTAGATTGACCAAGCTTATATATTTCTAAAGCAAGTTCTTCATTGGTCTGGCCTGTCTGCAAAGCATTTAAAATCAGAGCTTCCAATTTATCCGCATATTGCTGTGGTATCGATTTAATTAAAGATACATTGGCTGCAATACACTGATCGACTGTTAGCTGAATATCACTTGCTTGGTATAACGGCGTTAGATCAACCCCAATAGCTGATTTGGTGTGCTTAGCAATTTGATCATCCACTTCTTGTCTAACATCATTTACAACTTTGGTTGCCAATGGCTTTGATGTATCAGAAACATATCGAACAATCTTATCTCGAATTTTCGAGAACATCTCACTGAACCAACTATCACCAATATTTTCACCAATTGCTGGTAAAACTATTTCTTTGGTCTGCTCTTGGCAATATTTAGCGATCGCTAAAAGCTGTCTGGTGTAATAAAGCTCAGTACGGTGATTGACCTTAATCGGCTTTAGCTTTGGCTTTCTGCCTCGTTTACTCTTCTGGATCTGTTGGAGTTGGGGCTTTAGCAGCTGGATTATCGTTATCATCTGTATTCACCATTGATTCAAGCAACTTGATATGAGCGTCATCGATCACAGAATAGACACCGTCAATTTGTAGCTGACGAGCAATTTGTGGTTCGGTCAAAATGCCCATATCTAGATAGCCTTGGTCTCGCTCCTTATTATTTTTCTCTACCTCTGAACGTACCTTTGCATCCAATTGCCACAATGGATTAAAAACCACATTTAAGCCTGTAAATTGCCGACCAAATGTAGATTGGCAAATCACAGCTAAAAATTGCATCAATACCGGCTTTACATCCCATGTCTGCTTTGTAGCAATACCATCATAATAATTACGCGTGTCATGCTCACCTGTGGCATTCAAACCTGCAGGTGACTGACCAAACAAAATGGTATATGGAATATCTGCAGCGCCTGAGGTTTGAATCGAAAATTCACGCATCATTTCAGGCAAGCCACCGAATGTATAAGACTTAGAGTCGTATTCCTCTTCCTTATCCAAAACCAACATGCCGTTTAAGCCTTTAAGCAAACCCACACTTAGAAAACGGTCAGTTACTGCTCTAAGATCATCTGTGATTTTTTCAATCAAACTTGGTGTACGGATAATATCGATCTTTGCTTCATGCACCAGGCTTGCAGCACCACGTTTCACACTAGCATGGTCTAATAGGTCGTTATACACTTCCTGTAAGATGCTTTGAGGCTCTTCATTCACGACATCCGCATGGCAAATCTTAATTAACCGGGTGTGGTGAATTCTCTGCTCTGGCTTACCATCATCAAAACGTAACTTGTAAAACTCAGGCTGTTTAAGTAATCCACCACATTCTTGAGGTGATAAGTACCTAGTCTTATCGGCAGTTATATATTTCTTCTTAATCACAGTGAAAAACTCTAAACGTCCAATTCCAAGCTTATTCAGCTCAAATGGCTGATCTAAAGTTTTTCCGTCTGCTGTACCTAATAAAACGTAAACAACGCCATACAAGCGAGATAGAATCAAACTAGACAGTAAAATCTTATTCAGATTGAATGCTTCACAAGCTTCTGTAAGTTTTAACAAATCATTGCCTTGAATCCCTTCATAGAACCATCCAGCACGTAACATATCTGACACAGGTCGATTAACAATACGGCGCGCTAACCAATCCTGGTAAACCGCTTCAAGCTGATCATCACCAATATCACGGCGTACAAAATGTCCATATGATGCCTTGTCTCGTCCTGTGCCTATATTAGACACAAAATTAGTGTAAGCCCCTGCATCGCCAATAGCGTCAGGCTTATTTTTCTTAGCCATAATTTTTCCTAATCAAATACAGTTGGCTTACTTGCAACAGTGTCATTAATTGCATCAATGGTAGGATCCCACTGATCATCATGATCATGTGTCATATCAGCGGTTAATCCTTCTATCTCTTCTACATAGTTCAATAGCCATGGCGCAGATGCTGGCAACATAACCATGCCATCTTCAACGTAAAACACTACATCCATTGTGCGTGTGAGTTTGTCTATGCTGCGTTGGATAGCGCGGATCGGTAATGTAGTTTGCCTTGAAATGGTTTGAATAAGCGTTGTACCTGAAGCTTTATCTTCAATTGCCATATATCGAAGCTTGCCAATTTCTGTATTGGATTCTTTATGCTTATTGATAAATAACTTAGCTTCCTTGATCAGTTCCGGTGCTTCCCATTTACCTCGCTTTACATCGATGATATAAAGTTTGCCATCATGTCCAAGTCCACCACATAGGAACACTGAAAAGTCGTTATGCTCTTTGGTCTTTTGTGCTGTATCTACCCATATTGCCCGCCATTTCAAAACAGGTAATTTTAAATAACGCCCAAACCATTCAGCTTTAACCAAGTCACCACCAAGTTTTTTAGGTGCTTGCTGATATTGACTTGCAAATGTGTAACGGGAAACAGTGGCTCCATCCTTATCTTGGCCACCCTTCTCTAACTGCAACAGAGATTGCAAGGATTCTTTCAATGGCCAATAACTTTGGCGGCCTAATTCATCTCGTTCAACATCACGCGGAATTTTTCGCTGAATGTTTTCAGGCAACTGATTAATGTAATCATCGTCAATCAATGCAGGTATGCTGATCTGTTCCCATTCACCAGGAACATTACCCGTCATCACAAAGTTTGTTGGATCTTCAACGTGCAAACGCTGCATGATTAATATGATTGGTGTATCTGAACGTGCTTTACGTGAATTGACCGTATTCAGAATTTTACGGTTTGCTTTACGTCTAGCCGTTTGGCTAAAAGCATCCTCAGGCTTTAAAGGGTCATCAAGAATAATTGCTCCGGTAAAACCATTATTGGCTAAAGTACCGGCACGACGGCCTGTGACCTGTCCACCCATCGATGCAGAATAAACATGCCCTGCATCATAACCATCAACAGTAGTTTTCCAGCTCGATTTTGCATCCGTACTAGAGGAGATTTTTACTGGCCATAAGTTTTGATAATCTTCGGACTTAACAATATTTCGTGCAGTTGCTGAAACATCCTCAACCAATGATTGAGAATATGACAAATATAAAAATCTTGACCGAGCATTACGAGCAATACCACGTGCAATTAGATTGGTTAAAAGCTCTGTCTTACCACTACCAGGGGGAACATTAATTACTAGGTTTTTAACCTTTCCAGTTATAACCTCATCAATTTTGTCGGCAATATATTCATGATGCCAATTAACTGAAAATTTAAACCCCATACGAGGAAGAAAAAAACGGCGTGTAAAGAACAAATGCTCCTTTTCACAACGTTCTTGTTCTATCTGCATTTCCAGCAAGCTAGTATTTACTTTCGAGTTCATCCATAACCTGCCTTACTTGCTCTTTTGTGGCAGTTATATAGGTTGAATTTTCACTTTGAAGTGGCCCACCGCCTGCGCCTGTTATCTCCACTCGCTTTTCATAAAAGCCCTTAACAATCTTTTGTATTTGATCAATTATCTTGATCGATAAGACAACATTGCCTTTTTTAGAAATTAATAAGTCACTAAGAATTTGCAATTGAACAATGTCATTTGCACCACTAATGTTATGAATAGGCTGCTTTAAATATTCTTCACGTGCCTTAATAAATTCATCTTTAAATTCTTGCCTTAGATCCTTTCCAGCCACTTTGGTTGGATCGTACACTTCAACTTGTTGAGGTGTAACAATCACATTAAGCGTTTCCTTGATATCCCTAACAACTTCAGTGGGTGTCATGAACTGAGCAAGTGACCGAATTATAAAGAGTTGTTCAGCCTTTTTTAGCCTTGCCATAAATCACCTTTCATCAAGGCTCATCAAGGAAACATGACAAAAAAAGAGCCTATTGGCTCAATTTACTAGACAAGTTCCGCAGCACTTGGAAATATTTAAATCTGATACAAACGGCGGGTTTTTAGCGACTTCTACCATTCGCGTGACGTTCTCGCTTGCTCCCCATCGTTTGACTACTCCGATAAACTCTTCTACATCATGGCCAGCTAAATAGTGCTTAGGTAAGCCTGTGTGATCACTGTAGAGAGTTTCTCCATCTTCATCACGTTCTACACCAATATGGTAAAGCTCATGCTCAATCAATGCACAAAATTCACGATCGTTTGCACTTTCACAAAAGCTTGCATCGACAGTAATTAAATAAATGGGAACAAATCCAAACCAGTCGCGCATTTGCTGCTCTTGCCGAGCTTTACGCCAACCACCTTGATTAAACATAACCTTTTCACACTGCCCTAATACCATACGCTTTTTAGCAACGGCGGCAGATGACGCCCATGCGAAAGCTAAAAAGGTTTCATCATCATGTAATAGCTCTGCTATGTGGTCATGGTCGGGATTATGAAGTGCACCGCCAAGCGTAAGAAAGTTGGTTACCACCCATTCTTTTAGATCTGCTGCAGGTGCCAAGCGAATCGCTTCTTCTTCCTCAGCTTGATCAATCAGTTCTGTTGGTGGAAATGGTCTGATCTGTTCCATTGAAAATATGTCCCTTCAAATTCTTGAGCCACTGACTAGAAAAATTAGATTCGACCTGCAATGGTCCATATTCCTGAATTTTATATCTTGGCGCTGACTCTATTCTTACAACGGTGTAACCCATATCGGCAGCAACATCGTAACGATCCATACTCCAAGCTTTATCTTTAAGCTTACCTTTGCGACCGCCCGACCATGGCCCACCAGAAATCTCAACTAAAATTCTGTGCTCAATAAGATGGAAATCAAAACGCCAATGTTTTGTTGATTCAAATTTGAATAATTTCTCATACTTAATTTTGAATACATTCAACGATTTTTCGAAGCCTTCTAATGCTTCTAAGTATGCTTCTTTTGCCTTAGGTAATGGTCTTGTTCTTGGTTTTGTTTTAATGGGCAGCTTTTTAGTAAGGTTGATGTATTGGTTAATTTCCATAAATAGCATCCAATAAAAACCTCCCGGAGGAGGTTTATAGTCTTAGCAAATTATTCTTTGCATTTTACAGTCAAGACGGAAGCCTTGGTACTTACAGGTATTACCATTCCCATATTAACTGCGTTGTGATTATTGGTTATTTGATTATTATTTATTTCTTCAAATCCTTTATCATTACATATTTCTTCTGCTTTCTTTACTAACTTATCCCTCAATGTTGCTCTAGATCCAAAGGCATTGCTTTGTGCATGCAACATATAAATCCCCGGTTTAATTTCTGCTACTGTAGGAGGAAACATTTGTAAACAGCCTGTTAATGATAAGGTCGTCATTGAAATTAAAAACACTAACGCAAGATTTTTCATTTTTTACACATTTAAAAGATAACAAACGCGACAAAGTAAAATATTTTTATGGTCTTATCAATCACTCAGCTCTTAAATTCTTAATCTGTTCTTTTATTCGAATCATCACATTGTCTATTGCGATTAATTCACTGTGTCTCAACCCTGAACGGCTAAGGTTTTGATACTTAGACAGCTCAGCACTGCAAAGCTCTAAGTCTTTTCTAGCCTGTACTGTGTCTGTCATAGCTTTCCTCTAGGCATTAAAAAACCCCTAGGAAGGGGCTTTAAGATTAATCAACATATTCTTGTTCAGAGGGAATCAGGAACACAATAATTAACCTATATTGTTTTTTAACATTTATTTTAAAATTTTATTTAATACTTTGTAGAACAATTTAGCTCAAATTTACTATTTTTTAAATTTATGTGGAACAAATCACTTTATGATATTTATTTTCAGTAAGGAATTTACTGTATTCTCAAATGGGTTTATAGAAGATTTTTATTCGCAGCATAGATACCTTCACAAAAGCAAAAAAATACCCACTTATTGGAGTCAGTGGGTATATAAACCTAAAATATTTCTCAGCTTAAACTTTTATTCATAATATATATCAATATGTTAATTAAGATGCGTGTATTATTTTTTTTCAATCAACGGCAAATTATTTAAAATTCCCAATTCTCTTTTCCGGGCATTAATTTCGTCTTCCGAATATGGCAGCATTTCCAATAGATCTTCCATACTGAAATTTGCTTTTTCTATAAGTAAGCAATCTTGATCACTTGACCAATCAGTGCCACTTTTAATTCGTTTTCGTCTATTAGGCACTTATAACCTACCTACAAAATTTCTTTTTGATGATTGAACTGAATGTTTAACCAAGATAAAAATCTATTCTTATCTTTGAAATTAGGTGCTTGTCTAATATTAATGAACTCATGTTCTCCAAAATCTCCATATATCTTGTATGGTGAAACAAATTTAAAATCTGAATCACTCCCTTTGTTTAGAGTTGCAAAGTAATCCAAGATTTGATCTAACTCTGATTTTTTAGAAAAATTAGCTCTTTCGTTCACAAAATCATAAATTTGCGTTAATACGTGTAATTCAAAGCCGTTTGACATTTTTTTTAATCGCTGATATTGGAGCTCACGGTTATATATTACATAGTTTATTTACATAGTTTTAACAATAAAGATCAAAAAACCTACAATCTCGCAGCCTTTTTTGTAATTGTAATTAATAATCATTATGAAAAAACAATAATTGGAAATTAATAAAACACTTAAGCGCCTTTATAAAACAACAATTTTAATTCTGCTTTGCCAGCTTCTCAGCTTGGGCAAGAGCATCAGGAGTCAAACACCATTTTTTATTGACTGATCTAAAACATAAAAAACTCACAGAAAAGTGAGTTTTAAATTTGAAAAATTTTGAAAATCCTATTTTTACTGCAAAAGTAAAAATTTTTGTTCTTCTGTTGTTTGATTCATCCCAAATTGCAACATTGAATCTTGAATCGCTTTTAGCATGTATGGTCGATTAGAAAGATTAGACTGATCATTCTCATTCCAATTATGAGGATTCCAACCATTTTGAATAGAAATCTGATCCGATTTAATTTTAAAATTTTCCAATGTTTTCTTAATAAACAAATAACCTTTTAACTTGTCATCCTTAAACACCTTAGTGCCATCTATGTAAGTTCTATGTACCAGATTCGGTGAGAGATTTAGTTGACCATTAGTTTTATCTGAAAGCACAGCTAATCTGTGCCACATTTGATTATAAGCCACATTATAAACATTTGCTGTTAGAGAATCTTGATCATCAGGCAATTGGGTCAAACCATCTCCCCCTTGTGTACCCAAACGTAAAACTCTTTCAGCCCAATTTGTCATTCCCTCAAGATACCAACTACCTTTAAATTGATTATATCCATACTGGTAAAGATGAAAAATTTCATGTGTTACTGTAGTCCAATAATTTCCCGGGAAACTCTCGATATTATTTCTAATGTATATATTTAAGGCACATTTACCTTCCTTGGTTTGCTTATTTACGAATATAGAAGGATTTTCATAAGCTATTCCATTGCCTGATAGAGCTGTTAAATGAATATCAATGTATTCTGCAGCACCAGCGTATCGATCACTATTTAAAGGATGAACAAATCCAAGACTCGTTAAAGCTTCCGTTGTCGCATTAGCTTGTATTGCTACATTTTCAACATAGTCAGGAATACCATTATTATTAAGATCAGTTTGATTTGGTATGTAATCAGCATTACTTGAATTTGATGAGTAGAAAATTCTAAACTCGCCTGATTTATAAATACTATTTAAATTGGGAAGTGTTGATGTTGACGTACCACATGTTACAGCCGCATAAATCTGATTAGACATAAATGCTAACAGTAAGCCACTTAATATACTTTTCATCTTTTTACCTTTTAATAATTTTGATCTTGTCTCGTCTTGAATAAATAATTAACAAGAATATATGTAAATACTTCAATTTTAAAAATATTTTAATTGCATATAAATCAAATAATTATTTACTTTTCTATTTTTAAAAGTATAAGCAACATAGAAAAATTTCAATACCCATTTGTATTTAAGTAAATATAAATGAGAAAATATGATTCTATACAATTGAAATTACGATGTTTTTTAAAAAATAAAAGTTAAGTATATTGTTTTAAATTGCTTATAAAATATCAGCTTTAAGTTAGTGAATTCATGTTTCACTCATGCATTTTCGTTTTTTTCACAGCCTTATGATACATATTTTTTTGTAGTTCTATAATGCAAAAAGCTCACCGAAAAGTGAGCTTTAATTTAGGTTACAAACACTATCTATAGAATACTAAACCTGAGTTTAAACCACCAAATAGATACATCAATAAAGTAAGAATGAGAAATATAGCAAAGAAAAACATTGCATTCATAGAGTAGTACATAACTTTACTACCTTATCTAATAATTGTTTACACATTATACACTAGAAGCAACATTTATCCTAATTACACTTACTTAAGTTATTGAAGAAAAATTAAAAATGATTAAGGGTTCTGGGTTAAATTTTAATAAGTGCCCGTCTTTCCGGGCTGTCAACAAATTCACAATCTACATAGCTTAGATTGAGAATAAACACAATAAATGATAATGAGTTTCATTTCAATACATAAATTTAAGATAAAAAAATACCCAATGATTAGACTCAATGGGTATATTAAAAGGTAAATTTGTTAGGTGTCAGATAAATGTAATATGACCACTATGAAAAATATACATTTAATTTTGGGACTATGCAACCTTAATTATATCAAGGGAGCTGAACTATCTATATTAATCCCAAAAAATAGAAAATATCGTCTCATCACTTGTTGATGAAATTTTAACTTTGTATCCTGATTGCTTAAACTCTTCACTTAATACTTTGATTTGATGTTGATTGATCTCTTTAGAAATATTTTCACTCACTGAAATTTCACCCAAGTCCGCTTTTTTGACAACTTGTGATTTCAAGAAAATTTTAAGTTGCTCTATTGAACTATATCGGGTTTCTTTAGAAATATTTTTCGATTCTTCTATAGCTGTGTTTAACATTACATGTTCTCATTTGAGTAATTTTAAGTAGTCTAAAATAAGGCTAATAATTTTAAGTATTTTAAAAAAATAGCTTTATTTTAGAACTTGTCAGACTAGTTACTAACAACTTTAAGGCAATGACGACAGACTGTTAATTCACCATCTTTACAATAGTGAGTATCAAATACTCTGTGTAAGCCAATGAAACATTTAATGTATTGAATCACATCCATATACTCACTAAAAAGCATATCTTTTGATAAGCTTATAGATATCCATGATTTTTATAAATCCACACTCCAGATGGAATATTCCTAAAAGATGTAACAGAATGGTAAAATCATAAAATTAATGAGAAAAATAAAATATAAAACTTTATTTTTACCCACACTCGTACAAATTTAATAATCTAAAAACCTTTAAGAATAATATTTTCAACGTATTTATCAAAATCCAACTCTGTGGATTTTAAGCTTTTAGCTTTAAAGGTTTTGTAAAAACAACTACTAATTATCCCTATACTTAATAAGGTTAATATTTTCATAACTCACCTCTAATATGTATATATGATAATTTTTAAGATACCATTCAATTTTGTTGTCTTCTAAAGCACTTTAGCTACTTTTTGTATATGCTGTAAGTGGGTGTAACAAAATTAAAGTTCTTAAAATTTGTACAACATATGAAATTTATTAGTTTTTTTTCTTATGTAAAATTATTTTTAAAATGCAATAGAGCTTATTTTAGAATTTAGATGTTTTTCCACAAGTTATTGAATTAATATATTTTACTAAATAAAAAAAACCCATATGATTAGAAATATGGGTTTGGAAATTGAATTGGTTTTACTATGTGTATGCAAAAAAATATACGCTCATTATTTTTGTAATGCAATATAAATTTATTGATTTAATATTTTTACCTAAAACTCTTTAACATTAATTAAGATTAATTCATTATAAATTTTAGTCACTTGATTGACTAAAAATATTTGAGAACAAACCCCCTTCTTTTTTGTAATTATCTTAAAGCCTTTTTCAATAATTACACCTGGATCTTTCACTAATATTTCGCCATTGCTCCCTATTTCAAATTTAGAAATATCATGTTCATTGCCATCGTTATCAACAATAAACAGTTTATTTTTATATTGCATACTTAGCATCCTTAAATTGTGATACTAAACTCATTTAAGCATTAATTTGAACAAATTAATACATTTTAACTTATGCATGTATTAAAATTTATAAAAGACGCCCTAAAGCATCTTTTATTTTTATAATATATTTGAATGTTCTAGCAATTGTTTTTCTTCGCTTGACCAGGAGGACAGAATTTACCATTTCCATGCCCACCATTGTAACGCCCATCAGGATCTACAATGATGCTTCCTTCAGGAGTATGTACAGCGCAAGCCGTAAGACTTAAGCCACTAAACATCGTAACTACGATTAAGATATTTTTCATAATCAACTCCTTTTAAAGTACAAAATTAGAATGTTTTGTGATCATGTTCCACTATAAAATTGTTATTAAAATAAATTAGCCTGTTTTATATCTTCTAGAATTTCAGATGCTTGTATGAAATTTTTTAACTAAATAACCTCTAATTATTTCATCAGCTTGCATATCTAATAACTCATCAGAGACCCAAAATACATACTCTTCGTTCTTAAACTTAACTATTTTTTTTAAATAGGTTGTAATTGAATTTGATGTAGAACCTTTAATTTTGAAAAACTTCTCATGACTTACATTCCCCAGCAACTTACTTCCATGCCAAGGACCACCAATACAAATGTTCATGTGTTTTCCTATTCTTCAATGGTATTTTAGCACCTAAACCTTACAGAATTGTTTTAAATAAAAAAAGCTCACCTTTCGATGAGCTAATAAAATAGACAGTATTAATTAATTTAATCTAATCCATCAATTAAAACTATAGAAAGGCTTTGTACATCACAATTCCCCCAATCATTTACCAATTGTTCTACATCGTCAGAACTTAAATAATCATCGTGATAAACTGTAAAAATTTCCTCACCTTTATTTAATTGCAATGAAACCATGCCACTCATAGACTCAAATTTAAGAATATCAGCTGGTATTGGCATACGATAAAAACTGAAACTTCCATCTTCTTCTTTTAAAGTACTAATATAAATCATGAATAAACTCTTTTAATGAACAAATTAGTCTTGGATAATCCTAATACGACCAGATTCTAATAAATGAATTCCTATTTTTACATCTGTTCTCTCACAAATCAAATTCTTCTGCAACTTTGAAAAAGTACCCTCTTAAATGGCTATCTAGATTAATTCGCCACTCTCCTAATATCTCTAATGCATATTTCTCATATTTATCATAGGTTCTAATGTACGCTTTACGATCTATATTCATACCTGAAATTCTATAACGCTCAGACTGATTGTATGAGTTTTCCTTTTTACCTTCACATTTGCTGCATTCGATGTGTTTCTTTTCAAATTTAGAAAATATAAAACCTTTACCATTACATTTAGTGCACACTCCACGTTTAAATAAAAATTGAACTAATGCAGTACGTGCTACTCCTTTTGCCGCCTCTTTTGTAGTTATTTTTTTTGTTTGAAAACCATCAGCTTGAAACTTTAAACGGATCTCACTAGTTAGTAGGTTATGCAATAAAGCAAAGTGGCGATCTGTTGGACTGATCGATCGCACTAAAGCCCATATTAGTGCATATTCTTCTGTAGCCATATTTTGCATCATTAAAGCAGCGCTGTTTACTTTACTTCCATAAACTGATGGTCCCCCCACTCCATCTTTAAAGCCATCCATCGTTTTTTGTGCTAAATCAAGAAGAGTAAAATCAACTCGTGATGTACTAGGCTTAAATAGCAAACGACGTAAATTATGAATGATTGTCATATCTCTATGTTTTTCAAAGTTTGCTGTGGCTGTCATTTTACTCCCCCACCATTGTCTCTATCTGTTGAACCGCTAAACCTGATTTCACTTGATCTGTACTAAACCGTAATACCTGATATCCCATTACCACTGCAGCGTTGTATTTCTCCATATCACCGATATAACCTTTACCTCGTGTATGACGTCCACCACTCCAAACACCGCCTTCAACCTCAACCAAAATATTTTTTCCAACAATGTGAAAATCAGCGCGCCACTTACGTTTAGGATGGAATTTATATTCCTGTTCAAAGTTGATTTTTAAAACTAATAATTGGTTGGCCAAGGTTAATTCACCGATACTTTCAGCGCGTTGACTTTTAACTCGAGTACTGCGTTTCAAGTTAGATTTCTTCTTAGTTCTAACACTGTAAAGTTTTTGGTATTCAGCGATTGAGATGCTTTCCACTTACGCTGCACCTCTACTCTTAGGTTTAAATCCAACTGCCTGCAGATGTGATTTCCAGTTTTGGAGTTCATTTGGATCTGAAAGTTTTGCAGCAATGCGGCTTGCTAGTTTTTCAAAAGATTCACCAGGCATACTGAACTCATCGATGACGTCGGTCAGTTGAGCGAGTTTGTTGGCAAACACGTAAATCTGTTGTGGTGATGAGAAAAATACAAAATCTGATTCTCCACTGGATTTTCCATTTTGCGCTTTATCGTATTTGTGACGGTTTTTCAAAAGTGTGTCAGCGAAGTGATAAATCAAAAGATCATCACAAAGATTATTTCCAGCATTGAAAAGCTCGAATGCTTTTTTCTCACGTTCAAACCAACCTGCTTCGATAATCGATTTTGGTACCACCGTGGGATCGGCTTGATCTAATTCCCAACGAAGTTTTTTCAAACAAAGCCAGTTTTTTTTATTTTTAGATTCTAATGAGAGATTCCTTGGGAGGTTCTGTGTCCCAAAATTGGTACTGGTCTCGGTACCAAAATCGGTACTGGTTCCAGTTCCATTATTGGTACTAGTACCGTTTTCGGAACCAGTGCCTAAATCAACACTAGTGTCATTTTTGGTACTAGTCCCCTTTTTGGTATTGGTATCTGAACTATCTTCACGACCAAATACACCAATTAATTGATAGACTTTTACGCCATTCCCTTTAATTTCACCTGTAAATTTAATCAACTTTTTAAGTTCAAGTTCGTCTAAAACTTTGATAATCGTTTTTCGATTTAAAGTGGTGTCTTTCTCTAACCGTTTTAAACTTGGGAAGCACTTATGGTCATCTCCAGCTCGATCAGCAAGTGATAGAAGTACTAGCTTTTGACTAGCACCATCTACAGTTGTTTTCCAAGCCCATACAGTTGCATCAAGGCTCATAATTCACCGACCTTAGGCTTTACGTACCCACCAAATGAAATGACCTGTTCAGCTTTGATCAAGCTCGTAATAACCTGATGTGATAACCAAATCGTGATCTTGAATCGATAAGCCATCTTTTGGGCCAATTCTTCCTTGGTTACAGCAGCATTATCTTCGTTGTAACCACGCATTCTTAAATTGCCTTTTTTGATGTCATGAATGTGGTCCAACAAAAGCAAAGTTGGTTCATAAAATGATTGGATTTCCTGAGTCTGCTTATGCTCAGGTTTAATTTGAAAATGGCTATTCATGGAACCTCCGCTATCGATTGCTCGATTTCATCTAAACGGCGTTTATGAAATAGCTCTGGCAAAGTGGCTGTGCGTATATCAGATTCTTTTAACAACTTACCGCTTTCTAACCAGTAATGATTGTTCGGTAGATACGCCTCTACCGTTTCTAAGTCTTTTATTTTGATGTGATTCATATACACAACCACATCGCCATTCATGTATTTGCCTGATTCTATTTCTTGTGCTAAATTTGTTTTCATATTCATTGGTCCCATAATTGATGAATTAGAAGCCTGATGTCAGATATCAGGCTTTTTTAATGTCCAAATCCCTGTGAATCCCTTCGGATCCCTCAGAAAAGCTAACCTCAGTTGATATATCCCGCACTAAAGCTCCTAATCCCAAGCGCTCAAATGATTTTGCTTGTAAATTAAGAACATGCCATTCACCAACAATTTCTTTTTCAAGAAGAAATGCGAGGTATTGGGCAAGATCTTTACCTTTTATTTCAGCAAGAGTTTTTGCACGTTCATGGATTTCAGGAGATAAGCGCACATGTGTGGATTTTTTTTCAAGGCTCATAATTGTTCCTGTGCAACATTAATTTTTCCGAGAAAGAAATCAAAAATGCTTTTGTGAGTAAGTTTTTTATTACTTGCATCAACCATTTTTTGGATGGTTTCCATGCTTGGTTTTTTTCGACCGTGAATTAAATGAGATTCCATATATCCATAAGAAATTTTTGTAGTTTCACAAAATTGAATGCGTTGATCTTTATCAAGACCACGCCAGAAATCGTAAAGGGTAACCATAAATACACCTAATAGGTAAATTAAATATAAATATACCCCCAAGGTAAATAAAAAACAACCTCTCAGGGTATTTATTTTTTCTACCTGAAAGGTAAATTACTAATTATTAATTAAAGGCGAACTTAAAATGACTGAATTGAAAACAATTCATGAAATTAGACTTGGTAATACTAGAAAGCTCATGAAGGAATCTGGCCTAAATCGCACTGAGTTTGCTGAGAAAATTGACATGTCTTACAACTTGTTTAGCCAATATATTGGAAAAAACCCCACAAAGAATATTGGTGACGATACAGCTGAAAAGATAGAGAAAGCCTTTAACAAACCTAAAGGTTATCTTGATCAATCAGATAGTGAATCTTTACTGAGCATTGGTAGCTTTAATAAATTTGATATTGAAGCATTCAAAAAGCAACACAACATTGCCGATGGAGAGGAAGCCGTTTTATTTTCGAAAGTGGCTGAAAAGCCATTTGTAATAAGCAAAAGATGGGTTCCTGTTAAGGCTTACAGCAAAATGGGCATGGATGGCTTTTTTACAGATATGGGGTATGAGGGTAACGGTGGTGATGGTTATATCCCAACTCACTCTGGTGGTGAAAAAGCTTATGGAATTAAAGGAACTGGTGATTCCATGTACCCTGCAATTCGTAATGGTTGGTATGTTGTTTGCGATCCTGATGCAGAGCTTACTCCTTCAGAGTTTGTTCAAGTTTGCTTAAAAGATGGCAGATGCACTATTAAGGAATTCATTGGCATCCATAACAACGTACTTAACCTTTTAGCTGTGAACGGCAGTGAAAGAATTACATTTGATATGGATGATGTTGAAAGCATTACAGCCATTACTGACATTATTCCACCAAGCCAACACAAGCAAGAACACCCTAATTCTATGTAAAGAAAAATTAGTCAATATTTAAAAGATGATAGGTCGTCAATTTTGGCGATCTGATTAATTGAAATTTGTAAAATAAAAGAGAATATTATGATCGCAACACTCAATAAATACAAAACTGCGCTAACGATTAATCGTCAAGAATTTAAATTGGCATTAAGTAAAATTGGTGCAGGAATTGATAAACAAATAGCCTCTCTTAAAAAAGCAAAGCAAAGTTATGATGCTGCTGAAATTGCACTCGAGGTCATTAGTGAAGCAAATATCTTTGAAGCCATTATTGAAGGTTTTAACGAAGCAGAAGAAACCAATTTAAAACTAACCGATATAACAAATCTTGAGGTGGCACAAGGCTGGATAGACGAATTTTTGGAAACGTATTCAGAGAGATAAAAATCCTAAATCAATTTTTATTGGCTAGATTGATAAAACTCTAAACCCGACTCTGCGTCGGGTTTTATTTTGTTTATTAAAGCACGCTTACAACAAATACACCTATAAAGTATAAAAATATTCAATCTATTTCACCTGCAAGGTATTTACTTTATTTTACCTGATAGGTATATTTGCTTAATACACAAACAAAAAAGCCCCTAGCTTTCGACGGAGAGGGACTTTTACTCAAAGAGTGAGATAAGTATGAACACAAAACCAAATTCAATCAATCCCATTGTTACACATCGTGTGCAGCCATTCAGCTTTATCAAAGTAGCAGCAATAAGTGGTTTATTCACAGTAGGTTCTATCGGTCTAACATATGATCAAAAATCTACTGAATATAAACCTGCAGTAGTAGTTCCTAACACTGCCCCTTCTTCATATAACATCCAAGCTTTAAAGGTCACTTCTGATTCATCAGGCATGGCCGTGATAAAACTTGATAGCTTCCTACTTAAAGTTAGCTTTGATTTTGAATCTCACCAAGATAGCTACGGTGTACCTGGTTCGGAATTTACTGCAGTTGATATCACCAACTTAGCAATTGACGAGATCCAAGACATCAACGGCAAAGAATATAACGACTTCACAGATTACAACGATCACCGAAATATCAATCAGATAATTATCGGCTATATCGAACGTAACCGTTTGGTGGAGGCTGTCTAATGAATACATCTACTCCTAAAAAATCAGAATTTATAAGCGATGAAAACGGCGAATTTCGCATGCGTATTTATTCATCTGAATATTTACAGAAAAATGGCGAAATTTACCGGGTTAGTAAATCAGGCTATTTGTACCTTATCGATTTCGCCGAGCACTTAGAGAAACCTTGGATTCTTATAAATTTTGAACGTGAGCGCAAATTCCAAAAGCGTAAAGCTAAAGCTGAATTATTCAACCAACCTTGCTTTAAGCGCACGCCCTACTCATCGAATCAACGCATTGCTTATAACAATACGAAATATAATTAAGGAGTTAACCAATGGCTTTAAATATTATTACTGCTGATCAACCATTGAGTGTTAGCGCAATTATTACCTATATCTATGCTGATCCGGGTTTAGGTAAAACATCTATGGGCTTTACAGCTGATAAAGCTATTTCTTTTGACTTTGATAAAGGTTCTCATCGCACTGGTGAATTACGTCGCGGTGCTGTTGTACCAGTGGAAAAATGGACTGATATTACAAATCTAACTGTACAAGACCTTTCACCCTTTAATACTGTCGTGATCGATACAGTTGGAGCAATGCTTGAATGCATCAAATCCCATTTGTTAAATATTCCTGAAAATAGACAAAAAGATGGAACCTTGAAATTAAAGGCACAAGGATCTGCGAACAATATGTTTAAAAGCTATATCCATATGCTTATAGCTATGGGTAAGGATGTAGTTTTTATTGCCCATGCTGTAGAGAGTGAAAATGGCGATCAGAGAATTAATCGACCAGATCTAGGTGGTAAGAATCGAAACGAACTTTACCGTATAGCTGACGTTATGGGGTATTTAACAACGGTTAGAACGCAAGAAGGTAAATCTGCAAGAGTTATAAGTTTTAGTCCATCTGATACTCATCATGCCAAAAATGCTGGAGCACTTGGAGGTGAAACCGGAGAAGTATGGGTACCAGATCTTAAAACCAATCCAACTTTTTTGGCTGACATAATTAGCCAAGCTAAAAGCCATATTAATACGTTAACACCTGCGCAAATAGCAACAATTAAAGCTCAACAAGATTTTGAAAACTGGAAGCAAAGTTGTGCTGAAGCTGAACACGCTGGCGATCTAAATCAATTGACTGAATCGCTTGATAAAGAACACATGTATTACCAAAACATGCGCCAGACAATGCTGCTTAGAGCTGACGCCTTAAAATGCTCGTTTGATAAGGAGAAGAAGCGCTGGTTCAACCCACCAGAGTTTAAGGGCATTAATGATGAACAACGTGATGCTCTTCAAAACTTTATTGATGAACGAGGCTTTGATGTAAAATCGATTTGCGAACATTTGGGAATTGATGCACTTACTCAAATTGAAACAAACCAATTAAATGCAGTTAAAGCAGAAATTGAACAATTGGCTAAATCAGGCTTAAGGGCTTAATTACAATAAAGGACAACTAGTAATGGGTGCATTAAAAATCGAATCTGAATCACTTAAACATTTAACAAGCCTTGTTGAGAAGCTTGTTAACCAAAAAGAGGAACGAAGAATTGGGCGAGCCGAATTCGCCCACTTACTAAATATAGAGCCTGAAACCTTAGACCGTAAAATCAGGGAGGGTTTTATTACCCGCCCTTTTAAGGATGGCCGTAAGAGTTATTGGTTCTTGAGTTATGTTCAAACCATTGTAAAAGATACGACAAACAGTGCTAATATAGCCACCAATTAA